CGCCGACGGCGCCCGGTACGGCCCGCGCGAAGCCCTCGCCGAGCGCCTCGGCGATGGAGATGCCCGAGTAGAGCACCCAGCCGTGGCCCGAGAACGGCCCCTCCTTGGCGGGGGAGAACGGGAACAGGTCGCGGATGCCCTTGAGCGCACCCGAGATCGTGGACGTGACGGAGCCGATGGCCCCCATGATGCCGTCCTTGAGGCCGTTCAGGATGGACCTGCCCGACTCGACCAGCCAGGAACCGGCCCCCGAGAAGAAGCCGAGAATCTTGTCCTTGATGGTCGTCACCGTGTTGTAGACAGCGCTCACGCCATCCGAGGCCGCGCTCTTGATGCCGTTCCAGATGTCGCTGAAGAACGACTTGACGGAGCTCCACGCGCTGTTCCACGCCGACTGAATCGAGCTCGTGACGCTCGAGATTGTCGAGGAGACGGCGTTGATGGCGCCGGAGACCAGCGACTTGATGCCGTTCCAGATGTCGGAGGCGAGCTGCTTGATGCCGTTCCAGACCCCGCTCCAATCGCCGCTGATCGCGGCCATGACGATGTTGATGACGTCCTGGATGACGGTCATGGCGGTGCTGATGGCGGTGCTGATGAGCGGCCAGACGGCGTCGATGACCGCCTTGATCGCCGGCCAGACGGCGTTCCACACGGCCTGGATGACACCGAGCGCCAAGGTTATGGCCAGCTGGATGGCGTTCATCACCGTGGTCACCACCTGCTGGATCAGCGGCATGTTCGCGTTGATGAAGGCCAGGAGCTGCGTGATGATGGGCATGACGAAGGCCATAATCTGCGTCGCAACGTTGATGACCGTTGCCTGTATGGCGGCGATGATGGGCGCCATGCCGCCCAGAACCCCGGCCAGCTGCTGGATTATGGGGAGCAGCATCGGCCCCACCGTGGAGACGAAGTTGCCCAGCGCCTGAGCCACGGGGGCGAAGGCCGGGGCGAGCGTCCCGGTCACGAAGTCCGCGATTGACTGGAAGGCGCCGAGAATCTGCGAGGCGTCCACGCTGGGCAGCTTGATGCCGACGGAGGAAAGCGCCTGAGCGGCGATGTTCCAAGCCGCCGCAAGGGCCTCGGACACGATGGGCGCGAGGATGCCTGCAAGCCCGGAGAGGGCCGCTGGGAAGGCCGCGATGATGTTCGCGCCGATTGTCGCCACGCGCGGGGCCACGTTGGTCGCCACGGCTCCGATTGACTCCAGGAGCTGCGTGGTTACCTTCGAGAAGTCCACGTCGTCGCGGCCCAGGGCGGTGAGGAAGTTCCCCCACGCGGCCTTTGCCATGCCGATGGAGCCGGAGATGGTAGAGGCCGCCTCCTTGGCGGTGGTGCCTGCGATACCCTGCGCCTGCTGCACGCGGGCGATGGCCTCCACCACGTCGGCGTAGGAGTCGATGGTGAGGTCGGAGCCATCGCGCATCACGCCGGGGAGCTTGTTGGCGTCCGCGATGAGGCGCTGCATCTCGGACTGCGTTCCGCCGTAGCCCAACTTCAAGTTGTCCAACATGGTGTAATTCTGCTTGGCGAAACCCTGGAAGGCGTTCTGCACGTCCCACATGTTGGAGCCGAACACGTTCACGTTGTCGCTCATGGTCGTCATGGCGAGGTTGGCGTAGTCGGCCGCCTTGGACGTGTCGCCCGCGCAGGAGGCGATGAGCGACGCGGAGAAGCTCGTGGNCGCGAGCGCGCCGCGCATCGACTGCACGCGGTAGGAGACCATGCCGGCCGCGCCCGCGTCATCGTAGGGGAATGACGCGACCTCGGAGACCTTCACCCACTCCGCGCCGTCCACGCTCCGCTCGATGGCATACGAGGTGGCGGTGTTGACGTTGGTCACGTCGGCGTCCACGCGCACGGTGCCGGCAGAGACGAGCGAGGCCGCGACCGACCTCGGCGCTGCGGGTGTGTTGTACACCGTGCCCGCCGTCACGTAATCGCTGTACTTGGTGTTCGCCGCGCGGAGCCTGTAGGCGTACGAATGGTTCGCGCTCACGCCGTTGTCGATGTAGTTGGTGACGTCCCAATTCAGGGCGGCGATCTGCGAGTATCCGCCGCCATCCGTGGAGCGCTCGACGTAGACCTTGTGCCAGTGACGGCCGGAGGCGTTGTCGTAGTTGCTCCCCCACGTGACCTTCGCCTGGGTGTCCGAGACGCGGGCAACTGCGGGGTTCTTGGGCGGATAGGGCTGGTTGTACTCGCTCGCGGGAGTCCACGCCGTGGCGTAGACGGGGTTGCCCGTGTTGGTGCCGTTGCTCGACCAGCTGAGGTCTGCCGACACGTGGCAGCTGAAGCTCCTGGCGTCGTAGGACGTGCCGACGGAGTAGTAGTCGCTGAAATCGTAGCTGCCGCCCCTGGTGCCGATGCTGGCGGTGTGGCCGCGCGAGCCGTAGCCGCTCACGCCAGTCTCGACGTGGAAGCCGTTGGCGTTGTAGGAATTCCGTCCGAGCTTCACGCGGCCGTTGACGCGGAAGCCCGTCGCGGATACCTCTGTGATCCAGATGGAAAGGTCGTGATCGTAGGAGGACACTACCTCATCCCCTTCCTGGCCTTGACGCGCTCTGCGACCGCCATGAGCGCTGACGCGAGGCGCTCGTCGTCCGCGACCTGCGCGCCGTCGATGTAGAAGGTGTAGGACGGGCCTGCCGCGACTGCGCGCGGGCTGGCCGTGATGCCGGGCGCCGCCATGGACGTGACGCCCGACAGGCGGGACATTCCCGCCTCGAAGTCGCCGACGGCGCCCGGTACGGCCCGCGCGAAGCCCTCGCCGAGCGCCTCGGCGATGGAGATGCCCGAGTAGAGCACCCAGCCGTGGCCCGAGAACGGCCCCTCCTTGGCGGGGGAGAACGGGAACAGGTCGCGGATGCCCTTGAGCGCACCCGAGATCGTGGACGTGACGGAGCCGATGGCCCCCATGATGCCGTCCTTGAGGCCGTTCAGGATGGACCTGCCCGACTCGACCAGCCAGGAACCGGCCCCCGAGAAGAAGCCGAGAATCTTGTCCTTGATGGTCGTCACCGTGTTGTAGACAGCGCTCACGCCATCCGAGGCCGCGCTCTTGATGCCGTTCCAGATGTCGCTGAAGAACGACTTGACGGAGCTCCACGCGCTGTTCCACGCCGACTGAATCGAGCTCGTGACGCTCGAGATTGTCGAGGAGACGGCGTTGATGGCGCCGGAGACCAGCGACTTGATGCCGTTCCAGATGTCGGAGGCGAGCTGCTTGATGCCGTTCCAGACCCCGCTCCAATCGCCGCTGATCGCGGCCATGACGATGTTGATGACGTCCTGGATGACGGTCATGGCGGTGCTGATGGCGGTGCTGATGAGCGGCCAGACGGCGTCGATGACCGCCTTGATCGCCGGCCAGACGGCGTTCCACACGGCCTGGATGACACCGAGCGCCAAGGTTATGGCCAGCTGGATGGCGTTCATCACCGTGGTCACCACCTGCTGGATCAGCGGCATGTTCGCGTTGATGAAGGCCAGGAGCTGCGTGATGATGGGCATGACGAAGGCCATAATCTGCGTCGCAACGTTGATGACCGTTGCCTGTATGGCGGCGATGATGGGCGCCATGCCGCCCAGAACCCCGGCCAGCTGCTGGATTATGGGGAGCAGCATCGGCCCCACCGTGGAGACGAAGTTGCCCAGCGCCTGAGCCACGGGGGCGAAGGCCGGGGCGAGCGTCCCGGTCACGAAGTCCGCGATTGACTGGAAGGCGCCGAGAATCTGCGAGGCGTCCACGCTGGGCAGCTTGATGCCGACGGAGGAAAGCGCCTGAGCGGCGATGTTCCAAGCCGCCGCAAGGGCCTCGGACACGATGGGCGCGAGGATGCCTGCAAGCCCGGAGAGGGCCGCTGGGAAGGCCGCGATGATGTTCGCGCCGATTGTCGCCACGCGCGGGGCCACGTTGGTCGCCACGGCTCCGATTGACTCCAGGAGCTGCGTGGTTACCTTCGAGAAGTCCACGTCGTCGCGGCCCAGGGCGGTGAGGAAGTTCCCCCACGCGGCCTTTGCCATGCCGATGGAGCCGGAGATGGTAGAGGCCGCCTCCTTGGCGGTGGTGCCTGCGATACCCTGCGCCTGCTGCACGCGGGCGATGGCCTCCACCACGTCGGCGTAGGAGTCGATGGTGAGGTCGGAGCCATCGCGCATCACGCCGGGGAGCTTGTTGGCGTCCGCGATGAGGCGCTGCATCTCGGACTGCGTTCCGCCGTAGCCCAACTTCAAGTTGTCCAACATGGTGTAATTCTGCTTGGCGAAACCCTGGAAGGCGTTCTGCACGTCCCACATGTTGGAGCCGAACACGTTCACGTTGTCGCTCATGGTCGTCATGGCGAGGTTGGCGTAGTCGGCCGCCTTGGACGTGTCGCCCGCGCAGGAGGCGATGAGCGACGCGGAGAAGCTCGTGGCCTGCTCCATGTACTGGTTCGCGGAGAGCCCTGAGGTCCTGTAGGCCTCGGCTGCGTACTGCTGGAGCTTACCGGACGCGCTGCCGAAGAGCTTGTCGACGCCGCCAACAAGTTGCTCGTAGTCGGCATAGTTGCCCAGCACCGCGCCCGTTACAGCTGTTACCGCCGCGACCACCGCCGCAGCGCCGACACCCGCCGCCTTGGCTGCGGTTGCCAGCGCGTCGGTCACGTGGCCTGCTGCATTGGAGATTCCCTCCTTCAGCCTCGAAGCCGCCTCGGTACCGGCCTGCCCCAAGGCCGATGCCATGGGCGCGAGGGCGGCCTTGGCGGTCGATGCGATGGGCGACAGGATGGTGCCGACGGTGGAAGCCATGGACTTCAGCGGTGCGGGGATCATCGACGCCGCCGTCGTCATGACGGTGCTGCCGATGCTTCCCACATTGGAGAGGCCCGCCTTCACCGCAGACCCCACCCCGGAGAGCTTGGAGGAGATGCCCTCCTTGATTCCGGCGAAGGCGCTCTTGATGCCGTTCGATGCGCTGGTGGCGTAGCCCGTCAGGGTCTGCCACGCTCCGCTCTGCGTTATCGCGGCCTTGAGCCTCGCCCCCGACTCCTCGAAGGCGAGGCCCATGTAGCCCGCTTGGTCTTTGGCCGTTGCCGCGAGGTTGGAGAGGGAGCTCTTCGACTTGGAGGTACCCTTCTCGGTGCCGTTGGACAGGCCGTCGCCGAAGGTCTTGCCGGCGGAGCTGCCCGCGCTGCCGAAGTCCTTGCATATCGCCTTCGCGAAGCCGTCCATGGACGGCATGATCGCCACGTATGCGGTTCCGACGTTAGCCATCTACCATGCCCTCCAATCCCAAGAGCCTCGTGATCTCTTCCTTGTCGCGCAGGGCGTTGTCCCTGTGCGCCCTCGCCTCCGCCAGCTCCCCGGGCATCTTCACCGGCTCGGGCGGCTTGGGAGGCCTCTTCTTGGTGTCTGCCATGCCCCAGACGAGCCCCGCCAGCTCGTTCTCGATCAATCGGAGCAGGTACGCCTCCACGCCCCACTCAAGCTCTGGACACTGCCTGCGGGCAGTCCTCGAATCGGCGGGGAGGTGCTTCCAGAGCAGTGCCATGCGCCTACAGTCCTGCGGCCCGCCCTCCAACGGGAGGGCGATGCCGTAGAACTGCTGGAAATCCGCTATTACTTCGCCTCTGTGGGCTTCGAGGTCTGAGGCGAAGCCGACGAGTTTTTTGCGTCCTCGCCAACCGCGTCGAGCGCAGCGGCCAGAAGGTCGTTCAGGCGGTCGACGCTGCCGCCAAGGCGCTCGATGTACTCCTCGTCGTTGCCCATGAACACGCGCTCCATCACGTCGAACGAGAGGGAGAAGTCCTCATCGGCGCGTGCCAGCTGCTTGGCGGTCTTGTAGCTCTTCAGCTCGTCCGCGTCGCAGACGAACTCGCCATCCACGCCGTCAACGGTGAAAGTGATCTCCTTCATGTCCCCTCCTAGGCGGCGTTGGTCTCGGTGGACTGGATGTAGTCGTAGCAGGTGTTGCCGCTCTCGTCGGTCAGGTACTTGGCCGTGAGGGCGCGGGCCGCGAGCTCGCCGACCGCGAGCGTCAAATCGTCCAGCTCCGAGCACTGGAACAGCGGCACGACCTTGCGCCACTTGCGGTTGTTCTTCAGGAGCAGGTCGAGGACGACGACCCACGTGCCGTTCGAGTTGCCGTTGTGCTTCACCGTAATGACGCCCGCCTTGTCGGTCACGTTCTCGTCGCCGTACATGAGCTTGAGCGTCATGGCCTTGATCTCGGCGAGGGTCAGCTGAGCCGACTCCACGCGGGAGGTCTGCGGGCTGTCCATCAGGTCGCCGTTCATATCGACGAGGTCCTCGGAATCGCTGTCGACCGTCTCGACGTAGCCGTCCTCGCTGATGAAGCCGAGGCACTTGTAGGCGCTTGCCAGCGCGGTGCTGTAGTCCGTCGGGAGGGCAGTGCCCACCGGGGCGACGAAGATGTAGCCGCCGCGCACGCCCTTCGTGCTGGAAACGTTGTCGGTGGAGTTAGCTGTGTACTCCTTGTTGGTTCCGGCCATTTCTGTTCTCCTTACTCGCAGATCGTAAGCTCTGCGTTCGTCTGGTATCTCTCCTGCCGCGAATCCGGGTCTGGCCATCGGTAGGTGCCGTCCGGGACGGCCTTGAAGACGTTCGGTTCCTCGGTCAGCCCGTAGATGGCGACCTCCACCAGTCCCGCGATCTCCGCCGCCCGCCTGCGGGTCTTGGCCCACGACTGAACGGCGAGTGAGCAGGTCTTCGGGTAGAGGCCGGTGCCGGTGCCCGTAAGCTCCACGGAGAGGAACTCCTCCGGGCGCTCCTCGGGCACTTCGAGCACGGCCCTGATTCCGGTGGCATCCATAAGGCGCTTGGCCACCACGCGCTCAACGTCAATCATTGCTTCCTCGAATCGAGCGCCGACTTGAGGCGGTTGTGGATAAGCTCGCTGCTGTAGGCGTGCGGGGTGCCCGTGGCCACGCCGCAGTAGTTCGCACGCTTGCCGCGAGACTTGAAGACGCGGTAGCCGGTGCCGAGCTCGCCGGTGCCCTTGGTGAAGGTCGCGTTGCATTCGGCGGCGATGGCCCTAGCCGGTGCCTCGCACAGCGCCTGGACCGCGCCGCTGTCCATGATCTCGACGTATGCGGCCTTGTTGGACTTGTAGCCCTTCAGCCTCACGCTGCACTTAGCCATCGGTGCGGGTCACCTCCACGGTTAGATTCCATGTGCCCGGCGTGTTCGCCTCGGTGTAGCGCTGCGGGTCTCCCACCACGCGGAAGCGCTCCCCGCGCACCTCCACCGCGCAGCCCTTCAGCTCGCCGGCGTAGGTCTTCGGGAAGCACAGCGTGTAGGCGACCGTTACGCCTTCCGGGCGCGATGCGTCCAGGTCTGCGGTCGCGCCGGGGGCGACGACCACGCTCTCGACCTCTTCGCGGGCGTCCTCCCCGTAGGTCGGCTCGCCCAGCTCGTCCAGAACCCGCCCCGTGCGTATCACGGTCACGGTTTCGCCCTGAATCAGGTTCATTCCGTCACCTCGCTGCGCTCGATTGGGGTGAGGACGCGCATGCGCTGCACGTCAAGGCCGAGGCGCTTCAGGTCCGACTTGCCGAGGTACATCTCGCCGAGCGCCGAGCCGTAAGTGACCGATGCGGTGTAGCCGCCGGCCCCCTGGCTGTACTGGGTGGCCCCGAGCATCGCGGCCGGCGCGGAAAGCACGCGGTTCACCACCATGCAGCACACGGCAGCTGCCGCGCGGTCGAACGCCGCGTGCGCGCCCTCTGTGTAGTCTTCGCCCCAGAAGCCCTCGTAGGCGGAGAGCAGCAGGGCGCTGGCGTCCTTGAGGAGCGCCGTCACGCGCCCGGCGTCGCTTGGCTCTCCGTATCTCGCCGTGTAGTCCTCGACGGATGCCAGCGCCTCCATGGCTACTGCGCCTCCATGATCCCGGCGTCGACGAGGGCCTGCACGACCTTCGCGACTGTCGGGCTGGCGCCGGGGTTGGCGACCTTCTTGGGCAGCACGAGCGCCTCCCCCTCGGGAGACACGAGCGCCACGTGCTGGGGGAGGATGCTGGACGCCTTGTCCGCGTCCTCCACGATGAACTTCTGTACCAGTTGTGCCATCTCGGTACCCCCTAGGCGCTCTTGAGGACGGCGAAGGCCTTCGGGTCGAGTACCGCGTATGCCAGGACGGCCTCGGTGCGGTAGGCGATCTGGTTGTAGCCCTTCAGGTCCTGGCCGGTGTTGTCGGGATCGCCGTACTCGATGACCTCGGCGGTGGCGTCGCGGACCATGCCCCACTTGATGGCGGAGAAGTCTCCCATGATGGCGGATACCTTGGTCGGGGTCTTGGCGAGTCGGCCGTTGACTGTGCCGGAGACGGCGGCGGGGATGCCGTCGAGGTTGCCCACGGAGAGGGACAGCGGCACCTCGGGGTAGAGGCGCTGGCCGGTCGCGGGGACGCGCAGCTTGCGCAGCTCGGAGGCGAACTGGCGGCTCATGGCGATGCCGTTGATGCCGTAGTCGAGCAGCGCGTCGGAGAGGGAGTCGATGTCGTCGACAGGGGAGTCGGTCTTGGTGACGATGTTGACGCCGGCGGCCGCGGTGAGGGCGGTGTAGCCGTCGAGGGCGAGGCCCGTCTTGGGGTTGATGGCGTGGTAGAGGATGTAATCGAGCGCGCGGCCCGCGGCGGCGGTCTGGTCGGCGATGATGTTGGAGATGATCTCCAGCTGGTTGTCCTCGTCGGCCCACTTCAGCTCGTCGGAGACGCGCGTGGTCGTGACGATCTTGGCGCGCTTGGCGACCACGGGCGCGATGGAGATCTCGGAGCCGGACTTCCTGCCGCCCTCCACGACGACCTCGGCCTCGGCGGTCGGGTTGAACACGAGGTAGGTCGTGTCGGCGAGCTTCTGCGGCTTGTTGGGGCTCAGCGTGGCGATGGTGGAGGTGTCTTTCACCTTGCCGATGATGGTGGAGACCACGCTGGACGGCAGCTTGATTTTCTTGGTGTCGTTTGCAGCCATTTCTATGCCTTTCTTTGGTGGTGTGGCTTACTTCAGGAGGTGCTTGGCGAAGTCTCGCAGCGCCTCGTCGCCGCCGTTGCCGCCCCTGTCGAAGCTGCCGGGCTTCTCCACGCGCGGCGCGGGCTTCTTCTTGAACGCGGCGAGCATCTTGTCGGCCCATTCGGCCATGCTCTCCTCGTCGTCGCCGACGATCAGGTCGGCGGGCACGCCCTTCTCTTGCGCGACCTTGGCTGCGGCCTTCGCGCGCCGCTCGGCCTTCTCCTTGGCGTCGAGTCGCTTCTCTAGCTCCGCGATCTTCTCGTCGGCGCTCTTCTTCGCCTCGTTCGCCTCGTCCAGAGCCGATGCTGCGCCCTTGTTGGCCTTGGCCTGCTTCTCCCACTTACGCGAGTTCGCCTTCGCCGCCTCGTAAAGCGCCTTGTAGTCGGGCTCCGTGACGCTGGTCGGCTCCTGGCCCGGCTCCGTTCCTTGTGCGGGTTCCGTTGCGCTCTGGTCTGCCATGTCGCGTCCTTTCCCGGACCGTGCGGCCCGTCGGGCAGGCCGTGCGGCCAAGCCCCTTAGATGTGCGTTTTGGGCCGTGCGGCCCTGTCGCATGGCAGTGTCCTATGCGCGTGAGATTTCGGGTTTTCGGCATGAAAAAAGCCGCCCTTTCGGGCGGCTCGGAAACCGTTCTATGGAATGCCTCTAGCGGGCCGCTTCGAGCACTGCGTATGCGTCCTCGTACTTGCCCTGCCTCAGCTTGTCGGCGAAGGTGATGCGCCCGTGGATGCGGCTCAAGTCCATGTTGTCGCGCAGGTCGGCCATCTTCACCGCGCGGGCGTCCGGGTCTTCGGCGATCTCGCGGATGTACGCCATGTACTCGTCGTACCTGAGGCCCCTGCCGTGGGTCAGCGCCTTGACGACTCTCACGACCTCGGAACCCACCCCGGCGGCGAGCAGGTCCGCCTCCGTCGCGTCGGTGTCCTCCAAAACGTCGTGCAGGAGCGCCGCGCACCTCCGAAGCTCGGTGTCGCAGCGCAGGGCAACCCTCATGGGGTGCTCGATGTAGGGCGCTCCGCCCTTGTCCACCTGCCCCGCGTGCGCCTCACTTGCCAACGACAGGCACAGTTCGATTCTCGATTGCATCCATGGCCTCCGATTCGGGCACCTCGTCCCACCAGCCGTCGCCGAGCTTGACTTTCCCCACCAGCTCAACGTCGTAGACCCAATCCTCGGCAATCCAGTCCCACCGGTACATCAGGTGTCGCTCGTCCTCGCGGGCGACTGCCAGCCTGCTCTCTTCAAGGTAATACCTCATAGCCTGACCTTCTCGATGCCGGGAGGGGTGGCGATGCCGCTTGCGTTGCTGGCCATCGTATCGGCCAGCTCGTCAAATCGCGCCTTACCATCCTCCGTGGACGTGTCGAGGACGCGCTGCTCCTCGTAGAGCCGGTGGTTCATTTCCTTTACCTCAAGACTCTCGGCTGTATGGAACTGAAGCTCGAACTCGTAACCGTCCGGGGTCTTTACCTTGGTGTTGACGCCCCGGTAGGGCGCGGTCGCGTCGCCGAGGCTGTTCTTCACCTTGACCCAATCATACCCCAAGTCCTCCAGCTGCTCCCGGATCTCAAAGAAATCCGATGCCAGCGTGTCTGTGTCGCACTGGTAGGTGTAGCGCAACACGTCCGTGATGGCGTCCGCTGCCTCGGAAAGCCTCAAGCCCTTGTCCGCCGAATCGCTCAGAATCTTGCGTGCAAGGGAGCCCTCACCCTTGAGCCGGAAGTTCAGCCCTTCGAGGTGCCGCGTGTCGGATTCGAGCGATTGCAGGGCCTTGGTTACGTCCGTCTCCTGCCTGACCGCCTTGGCGATGGAACGCGCCGCAATCTCCGTGGCGCTCTGCTGCCGCGCAGCCTCCTTCGCCGCCTCTATCGCCTTGGCCGTGGGCGCTGCCACCGAGAGCGCCTGCTTCGCCGCCTTACGCGCCTCCTCGGTCAAGCCCATGCCGTCGAGGTCTTGGTACGCGCCCCACCTCGCAAGCCACTCGTCGGGGTCGTACCCCTCGACCTCCATGCCGTCGAAACCGGGAATGACCTTGCAGCGGCAGTTCTCGTGGTAGTGGTTCCCCTCGCCCGCCATCTTTGCTGATTTGTAATAGAACCCATTGGAGGCGAGCATCGCGCAGAAAGTGCAGGTCTCGCCGCCCATGGGCACGCGGGCGTATCGCAGCCCGTCGCGCTTCGCGTTGATTCTCATGGTCTGGTTGGCACGGCGCTGGACCTGGTCCTTCGCCTTCTTGCCGCACGCCTCGGCGAAGCCCTCCGAGTCCCCGGCGAGCCACTTGCGCAGCTGGTAGCGCACCTCCCGCTCGACGTATCCGGACACGTCGGACGTGTCGATGAGGGCGCTTTTGACCCTTCTCCCAGCCGCCTCGGCCATGCCCTCGTAGAGTTCTGCGGCGATGCCCGATGCGCCGTCCCCGTAGGCCGACACCGCCGCGTCCACGGCCCCTATGGCGAACTCGCGCACCTGCTCCGCCGTGGCCTTGGGGAACTCGGCGAGGAAGGCCGACACGCGCCCGGATGCGTAGTCGTAGGCCGCGCCCTCCAAGGTCGCGAGGCGGCTGTCGTAGCTGCTAAGAAGCTTGCGCGTCAGCGTCGCCATCAGAGGCCCCCATCATCTGCTCCACCATCTGCCGCGCCTCGGAGCGCCGCGCGTCGCTGTTGATGCGCTGCATCTGCTCGTCGGTGTAGCCCAGCATCTCCAAGGCAACGTCCGAGGCGGCAATCTTCGGGAAAGCCTGCGCCTGCTTGAGCATCGCGTCGCTCTGGGACACGACGGAGGGGTAGGCGGGGGACATGAAGCGCGCGTTCACGTTGTTCCCGGCGTCGCGCTCCGTGGCGAAGTCGGTGCCGTGGAGCACCGCGAGCGCCATGTATGCGACGTTTCGCAGGGCGTGCCCGTTCTCCGCGTTGAGGTTCTTCGCGTCAATCACAAGCGGTTCCAGGCTCGCCGCGATGGCGTCGCTAGAGGAGGGGTTGTCGTTCGAAACGCCGAAGAACGAAACCGGCACGTCGGTAACGCTGCTCATCTGGCACGCGAGCGCCCTGAAGTACTCCGTGAGCGGTGCCATCTGCAGCTGCGATGACTGCCAGACGGTCGGCGCGTCGCCGTCGGCGTCCTTCGTCACCTCGTTGATGGCGCCCATGGAGGCGCTGTACCTGTTGCCGTCGTTGGTGACGCGCTTGTCGGTGCCGAGGAGCCACATCTGCGGGAGCGTGGCGGATTCAGCCGCCACCTCCATTCGGGCGCGCTGGCGGATGGCGTCGTCGGTGATGCTCATCACGGCTCGGGTGATCCTCGACGTGCCGAACGGCCTTTCGAGCGTCGCGCCGTGGGCCATGGGCTCCATGAGGCATCTGCCCATGGAGTGCTCGCGGTACTCCGCATGCCACGAGCTGCCCTCCCGAGTGAGGGCCACGAGGCTGCCTGCGGTGAGCAGGTGCACCACGGTCGGCACCCTCTCGGTGTCTCCCGGCATCTTCTTCGACTCGGCGACCACCAGCCCGGCCTCGATCTCCTTGCGGGCGTCGTCCCACAGCGCCGCCGCCGCTGTGGCGGGATACGCCGAGATGACCGGATAGCCGCCGCCGTCGTCGGTGACGGTCCAGAAGCCGCAGCAGTGCTTCAGCTCGCATATGAGGTTCTTGCGGTAGAGCAGGTCGAGGCTGTTAGCCGTGTAGATGCCACGAAGCTCCTCCGTGACCGCCTCGTCATCGCTCGTGAAGCCGTTGAGCACGCTGCGGTCGGCCAAAGCGTGGACGGCCTTGCGAGGCCAATCGATGCGCGGGTCGATCTTCTGCGCGAGGCTTTGTGGCATGGCGATTCCCAAGTCCCGCACCCGGATGTGGCCGAGGTAGTACTTCTCCCTAAGCAAATTACGCTCGGTCTTCTGCCGCCACACCTTCATGAGCTTCACCGCCGTGTCGCGGTCCTCGTCGGCGAGGCCGTCCGCTCGTGAAATGCCCTCGACGATTTCCATCTCGATTTTCTCCATCTAGAAGTTCGCCTCCTGTTGCCGTCTTGGTTCTCGCTTGGTCGTGCGGCCCGCGTACAGCGCACCCGCCGCAGATTCAACCGGTATTGACATGCAGCCGTCACCATCGCCGAAGCCCCAACCGCCGTTGCCGCCGATATCGCGCTTCACGCTTCCAGTGGCGCTCGCGTCAAGTGCCGGTGACTCGATATGCGTCAACGTCCCCGCTTCAAGTTCGTCCTTGAACATCGCGGATGCGGCCTGCATGGTGGCCGGGGTGCCCGCCATGATCGCCCTGGCGGGGAAGTGCCCATCTTTGAGCCTCTGCACGAGCGTCTCCGTCTTGCCCTTGCCGTCGATGAACACGGCGGCGATCTCGTCGGCGTTGCGAATCAGCATGTTCGCTATCGGCCCGGTACTGGCGTCGGTGATGTCGTACAGCTCCACGTATGAGCCGCCGTTGCGCTCCGTCAGTGCCCACGAGATGGCGGCCTTCTCCCCATCTGGGTCGAACTTCACGCCGAAGCTGAGCTTTCCGCCCTCCATGGGTTCCTCGCGCAGCGCCTTCGCCCAATCGTCCGGGTTCAATGCCAGCTTCGCGCCTGCGGTGGGTGCCCAGTAGCTCAGGCGCTCCCTTGCGAAGACCTCGGGCTGCATCTGGTTGCACTCGGATTCCACGGCCTTCACGCTGAGGACGGTGCCAAGGCTGGGGTTGTACTCGTACCAGCGGGCGCGGTCGTGCTTGTCACCCACTTCGGTAGCGCCCCACTCGACCCACGCCATGAGCGAATCGCCCTTGCGAATGTCGGTGCGGAGGCTCCTGAACACGGTGCCGGTGCATTTCGTGTCAGGCGGGGTGCCAAGGTAGATGGTCTGCGGGTTGTGCTTCGGCCCCGCGCTGATCGACGGCAATAGAGCTGCCTGCTGCGAGTCGGTGAGCTCCTGCGCCTCGTCGAGGATGAGCACGTCGAACGACTTTCCGCGCCCGCCGGAGTCGGTGCGGGTGGTGAAGCGGATGAGTCCGCCGTTCTTCAGCACGATCGCCTGCTTGCCGTTGGTCTTGCGGACGTGCTTCAGCAGGTCGTGCAGTTCGTCGTTCTCCTCGTCCTCGAAGATGGCGGAGAGCTCCTGGAACATCTCGTCCGAGGTGTCCCCGTGGTGGCACGTGTATAGGATTTTCTCGCCGTTCAGCGCGCCGTAGAGGCAGCGGGCGCGCACGATGAAGCTCTTGCCGTTCTGGCGGGGGATGGAGATTCCCACCTCGGGCGCAGCGAACTTGTCGTGGCTGTCGCGGGCGAGCATCACATCCAGCAGGTGCGGTTGCCAGGGCATAGGCTCGCCGAAGTAAAGGGCGGCAAGCTCAGCGGCCATCGCGCCGTCACCGGTCAAGTCCTCCGGGATGTTCGCCTCGTATGTTGGCGTCTGGTTCGGCTCCACTAGGCATCAGCCGCCTTGCGCTCCTTCTCGGCGCGGTCGCTGAACATCAGCGCCAGGAACTCCGCCTTCGCGCCGTCGCGCTTGGGTCTGGACTCCGCGCCCATGCGGCTCCTGGCCGCAGGGGTCAGTCCGAGGGCGTCCGAGAGGGCGCGAATCTCGGCCGTGGCCTCCTTCAGCACCGCGAGGGCGGGGGACTTGCGCACCATGAACGGCGCCTTCCCGCTCGCGTCGGTGAAGGGCTTCAGGGCGATGGGGTCGAATATCGCCATCTTCCCGTTGTGGGTCATCTGCCGCTGGGCCTCCATGGCCACGGCGTGCCAGAAGCACAGCAGCCGCAGGGCGGGCACGTCCTGCTCCGTGAATCGGCTGTCATCGGCCACCAGCTCGGACCATATCGCGGCCTGGGCTGCGTCCTGCGCTATGTCCTGCGGAATCTCTACCATGCTTCCTCCTTCAGGAGGGATGGTAGGCGGGGCGTGAGATACCCCCCCTGTTGCTGGAAACCCTCGGGGGGATATCGGCATATCGCCGCGGGGTGCTGAGCGGCCCCTGGGGAGGGGTAACGCCCCCCGTCAATCCAGAAGCGCCGCCAAACGCCACAGAATCGCACCTGAGCCACGATATGCCCTTGTGCCTAGCCCGTGCCGTGCAGCGCCATGCAGGCCCTAGAACAGCCTCGTGCGCCTTATCTCGAACGCCTGCCCGTCGGTCGGCATCCTCTTGCCCTTGCGCTGGTTGCAGATGCGGTGCGAGGCCGCCGCGTTCGCGTAGTCCCACGGCGCGCCGCCCCTAGCCAAGGGCACAACGTGGTCAAGCTCGAAGCTCCACGGGTCACCGCTCGGGAGGTCGTAGTCTATGGGTTGCCCGCACAGATGGCACGGCCTGCCCTCCTGCCTCAGCCTGTTGCGCAGCTTGGTCCTCGCGCTGCCGTTGTTCGCGTACTTCGTGCCCGCCATGTCTCCCCCTATCGTCTGGCCGTAGGGTAGCCGGGGCATGAGAAAGGGGCACCCCCGAAGGGATGCCCCTATGCTGCGCTGCATGTGGTCGCGGCTACGCCATGGCGGCCTTGCGCTCGGCGGGCCGCCCGGTTCTCGGCGCGTCCATCTTGCGGATGAGCACGGAGTCCTCGGACACCATGCGGGTGGCCCCGACCTTCCAGCTGTCGAGCTGGCCGGAGGCGCAGAGCTGCGCCACGCGGGCGGTGCTGACCCCAAGCTCCCGCGCCGCATCGGCCGCCGTCATGGCGGGCACGTCGCTCAAGCTCGCCTCCACGGCCACGGTTATGACCCTCCCGCCGTGGCGCGGCTCGTTTCCCACGCTGCCCTGCGGGAACTCCTTCCCTTGCCCCAATGCGTCCAGCACGTGGATGCGCAGCCACTCGGCGGCCATGAGCGCCGCGTCGTTCATGTCCTCGCCGCACGTCGCGCCTTCCATGCCGAACGGCTCGGCGCACACCATACCCTCGTCATCGAACAGCTCGAAGTCCCTCATGTAAAGCATCTCGTCCTCCTATCGTCTCGGCGGTGGCCGGATGGCCGGGCTATCTCAGCCCGGCCTCCTTGCGTATGTCGTTCGCCGTGTTCTCAGGTATCTCCCGGTGTCTCGGCACCGCCACCCTCGCGCCGTTGGGGGCTATCCAGATGTCGTGGTTGCCGCCCGGCTTCAGGAACCTTCCCCCGGCCTTGGAAAGCTCCTTCTCGAGGTCTCTCTTCTTGGTCACCGCTCCTCCTTTCGTTGACACTATATTAGCACTGCTAATACTTTATTGCAAGAAGAATCTTAACTCAATTAAGAGTTTTTAGAGGCATGAAAAAGCCCCTCCGAAGAGGGGCGTTGCTACTTGCTAAGTTTCTCCACCATCCGGCGCTCCCTCGCGCTCAGGCTCCATCCGTCATCGAATCGACACCTCGCCGCCGTTGGCCTGCACGGCCTCGGTTATCGCGTCTATGGCCGCGCGGTAGCCGTCCACGTCCGCGAACTTCGCGACCACGGTGACGCCCCCGTCTTCGAGCGGCGAATCTTCGGGCACGGCGAAGTCCTCCACCGTGCCAAGGTCGAAACCGAAGTCCGACATGTCGAAGTCACCGCTGAGCACGTCCAGCTCGTATGCTAGCGCGTCCTCGTCCCAGCCGGTCATTATGGTCGTTTGGTTGTCGACCAGCGTCAGCGCCCTGCGCTGCGCGTCGGTCAAATCGTCGCAGAACACGACCGGCACCTCGTCCATGCCAAGCTCCTGCGCGGCCTTGCACCTCGCATGGCCCGCCACGATCTCGGCGCGGCCGTCCTGGTCGTGCCAGGCGATGACCGGGTTCCTGAACCCGAACTCCTTGATGGAATTCTTCACCGCCTCAAGCTGCTCCTCGGTGTGCTTCTTGGCGTTGCCGTCGTAGGGTTTCAACGTGCCCAGCGGCACCTGCTCGACCTTCATTCGCTCTCCTTCCTGAGAAGGGGCGGGCATTGCGCCCGCCCCGCGTTGCCTGGCTTCTTCCTGAGAAGCCCCTTCTGCCCTCAAGGCCGCTCACGACAGCAGCCCCGAGATTCCCGTAAGCGCCCACACGATGCCGTAGCACGTGAGCGCGATGAGGAATATCTCGACTGCGGCCCCAAGGACCTTCCCGATAAACTTGCCGATCATGTCATCCTCCAATCTTGAGCAGGCGCTTCGTCTCCGCGACGGTCAGCTCAAGCGCCCTGGCAATCTCTCCTATGGTGCAGCCGCAGCACCTGCGCATCCTCTGCGCGCGCTTGGCCAGCTGCGCCCTGGTCCTCTCCTCGTTGGTCATAGGCACCGCCACGCAAGCACCAGGCCGTAGATAAGCAGGGCGTCCAGAAGCCCGACGAGAGCGATGAGCAACCAGACAACCGCCTTCCCGAGCTTGCGCACGTACCATGCGGGCGTGTGGCGTTCTCGCATCATTCCTGCTCCCATTTGGAACAGCCGTCCTCCTGCATATCGACGCGAAACCCGTCCAGGTAATCCAGGACCTCGCCCCAGGTCTCGAAGTCCTTCGGCTTGAGCGCGTCGAGCTTGCGCCCGCACTGGCCGTAGTCGCAGCACTCCTCGATGCAGTGGATGCATGTCATGCAGGTGCCCGAGCACCCGTTGAGAAACGGATTGTCCTCGTAAAGCCCGGGAGGGAGGTTGTAGCCGCTGCCGGGTTCGTATGACGCCATGCTCATAGGACACCACCTCGGTTGCCGACAATGTGCGCCCCGCATGTCGGGCAATATTCGGCACCGCCAACCGGCTCCACGTCTCCACAGCTCGTGCAGTGCCACGCATGGTTGCGGTACTCGTAAAGCGTGGTGCGTTCGCGGTATTCGTGCTCGGCGAGGAACTTGTCAATGAACTCCGAGGTTTCAATGACACTGAGACCGAGCTTGTTCGTTACGGCCATGCCGTACTCGCACAGGTCGGCAGCCGTTAGAAGGTATTTCTTCTTGCTCATTCCTCCACCACCTTCGCTCCGCATTCTGGGCAAAAGTTCGGCACGTACGATGGCTCGTAATACCTGAACTCATGGCCCGAATCATCGCCATCGTATATCGCACGGCACGTGCGCTCGGCTCGGCGATTCCACGCTTCGGCGGCTTCGGCTTCCGTGCGGAGGATTCTCGCGCCTTGGTTCATCAAGCACTCGGAGTTTTTGCAGGCGACCGCCCAACCCCTCTCGTCATGTGACGTAACCCATTCCACATTCAACGCTTCACCGCCGCAGAACGGGCAGGGAAGCAGGTCGGGCTTGTTGCCGCTCATTCCCATACCTCCTTTGGAAGCTCGCCGTTTTGCAGCGCGTCCCGCAGGCTTCCTGGCAGATTGGCCCAGAGGGAAAGCAGGGCCATGTTGCACGTCTCCTTCTCGGGGCAGTCCGGCAGCATCTTCACGGCGTTCATGGCGCACGCAATCACTGCCGCCTCGCGCATCTCGATAAACGTCATTCCGCACCTCCAAGCTCCCTGGCACGCGCCACGATATCGGCCATCATCGCGCAGACCTTGCCGCCGAGCCGCGGCTCGATGTTGTATCTCTCGCAGTAGAGCGATGGCGTCATCTGCGAGTCCTCGGCCAGCCGTTCCCAGCTGTCGTTAGAACAATCCCATATTCCACGTTGATCAGTTTTGATCGGTTCCGCTCCGTTCTCAGGGCGCTCCACGCGCTCGCGCAACTGCTCGCACACGGCCCTCAGCTCGCCGTTCTCCACCGCCAGCCGCTCTATACCAGCGGCCAGGCNTGTCGGGCAATATTCGGCACCGCCAACCGGCTCCACGTCTCCACAGCTCGTGCAGTGCCACGCATGGTTGCGGTACTCGTAAAGCGTGGTGCGTTCGCGGTATTCGTGCTCGGCGAGGAACTTGTCAATGAACTCCGAGGTTTCAATGACACTGAGACCGAGCTTGTTCGTTACGGCCATGCCGTACTCGCACAGGTCGGCAGCCGTTAGAAGGTATTTCTTCTTGCTCATTCCTCCACCACCTTCGCTCCGCATTCTGGGCAAAAGTTCGGCACGTACGATGGCTCGTAATACCTGAACTCATGGCCCGAATCATCGCCATCGTATATCGCACGGCACGTGCGCTCGGCTCGGCGATTCCACGCTTCGGCGGCTTCGGCTTCCGTGCGGAGGATTCTCGCGCCTTGGTTCATCAAGCACTCGGAGTTTTTGCAGGCGACCGCCCAACCCCTCTCGTCATGTGACGTAACCCATTCCACATTCAACGCTTCACCGCCGCAGAACGGGCAGGGAAGCAGGTCGGGCTTGTTGCCGCTCATTCCCATACCTCCTTTGGAAGCTCGCCGTTTTGCAGCGCGTCCCGCAGGCTTCCTGGCAGATTGGCCCAGAGGGAAAGCAGGGCCATGTTGCACGTCTCCTTCTCGGGGCAGTCCGGCAGCATCTTCACGGCGTTCATGGCGCACGCAATCACTGCCGCCTCGCGCATCTCGATAAACGTCATTCCGCACCTCCAAGCTCCCTGGCACGCGCCACGATATCGGCCATCATCGCGCAGACCTTGCCGCCGAGCCGCGGCTCGATGTTGTATCTCTCGCAGTAGAGCGATGGCGTCATCTGCGAGTCCTCGGCCAGCCGTTCCCAGCTGTCGTTAGAACAATCCCATATTCCACGTTGATCAGTTTTGATCGGTTCCGCTCCGTTCTCAGGGCGCTCCACGCGCTCGCGCAACTGCTCGCACACGGCCCTCAGCTCGCCGTTCTCCACCGCCAGCCGCTCTATACCAGCGGCCAGGCGGTCGATCTCCTCGACTATGCGGCGCATGCCCCGGATGGCGCTCGCCGCTGTCTGCATGTCCGTGTCCTTCATCTCTTCGATCCCTTCATCCAGCGCCTGGCCGTCCTCTCCTCCACGGGCGCGCCGACAGCCGCCAGCCGCGCCATCACCTGCTTCGTGGCGAGGCCCTTGGCACCAAGCCGCGCCGCGAGCTTGCGCTGGTTCCGGCGCTCGGCCAGCTCCCACTCGGCGCGCTCGTTCATCGTCCAGGGCGTCATTTCCGCGTTCCCTCCTCGCACGGAGGCACGTCCAGCCATGCAAGCCACCTGTTGCATTTTTCGCACCATCTCTCACACACGTCTCCGAAGTCCTCGCGCCTGTCCCTCGGCACGTTGTGGGCGCATGCCTGGCACCTCAGCGGTTCATCCTCGGTCATTCGTCCTCCTCCTCGGCCTCTTCCAGCTCCTTGACGCGCTTGTTGTAGAACTCGCGCAGCTCCGGCTCGAAGTAGTCGATGAATTCCTTGCGCTTCCAGCCCTTGGGGACGCAGCCCCTGTAGACTGCGTCGAAGCACCACTCCTCGAACGACTTCGCCTCCCCACCGACATCGGCTGTCGTCGTGGTGTACGCCACATTCTTGACGATTTCCGTTCGGCCCCAGCGCCTCACCTCGTCCTCGTGCGGGTCTTTGGCGTTGAGCTGGCCTTCCAGAATCTCAATCTGGGCTTGCAGACGGTCGTTCTCCTGCTCCAGCTTGTTGATGGCCGCTTGCGCCTCCTCGAGCTCGCCCAGCACGTACTGCTCGCAGTTCATGATCTCCATCGGTTACATCCCTTCCCGTATCATCTCGTGGCCGTCACGGTCCGTGACCAGCCAGTATCCGTATTCGTAGAGGCCGGGGCTGTGCGGCCCGTAGGTCTGCAGCAGCTCGCCGGACCACCAGTCCTCCTCGTAGACCGTCGAGCGCCACTTCCACTCGGCCTTGAGCCGCGCCCCGCCGTGGAACTTCTCGTGGCATCCGGTGGTGCCGCTGCCGCACAGGCAGAACAGCGGGCTTCGCAGGTCCCAGGTACCGCGCGGGGTCACCAGGCGGAACGTCTCGCCCCAGGAGCGGCGCGCCACGTGGTGCACGCTTCCGGCGCGCCTGCCGCAGACGCAGCAGTAGGGGGCGAGCGGCTCGTAAGCCTTGCCGTGGGTGTAGCGCGCTCCCAGGTGGGGCTTGCCGTACAGCTCGGCGCGCTCCTTCGGGTAGCCGCGCAGGATTCCAGCATCGAGAATCATCGCGCCCTCCTGTCCGGCCCCGACATCTCCACGCGCTCGCAGGCGCCCATGATTCGGGAGGCCAGCCGGTCCCCCTCGACGCCGCCCCAGATGTCGCGGAGCTGTCCCAGGCGGTAGTTGCTCGTGATGATGGTCGGCAGGCCCCTCATGGTGCGGGTGTCGATGAGGCGGGTGATGGTCTCCTTGGCCCAGTCGGTCGGCCGCTCCATGCCCAGATCGTCCAGGGCGAGGAGGTCGTATCGCTCGGCGCGCTCGAGGGTTCCCCTCTCGCCGCCGTCCCACTCGGCCTTGATGCCGTCCAGCAGCGCCTTGGCGGTCATGAGCTTGGCCCGCCCGCCGTCCAGGGCGACCATCCGCACTGCGCACGCCGCCGCATAGGTCTTCCCGGTCCCGCAGGTGCCCCAGAGGTAGGAGCCGCGCCCCTTGGCGTAGCGCTGGAAGCAGGCGCACCCCTCCGGGCTGTCAGCCTCGGCGTAGGCGCCGAAGAGGCCCGCCTTGCGCAGGCGGCTCGCCCTGATCCTGTGCAGGGCCTCGACCTCCTCAGAGGTCTGAGTACGGGCTTGCATCGCCGCTCACCTCCTCCTTGCCGCGCCGCTTCTCCCACGTCGTGCAGGCGGCCTTCCACGACTTCATCGGCTCGCGCCCCACCTTCCAGCCCTTCGATTCGTAGAAGGCCACGAAGGACTCGGCGTCGAAGCGGTAGCCCTTCTCCGCGATGTACTCCCGGACCTCCTCGACGGAAGGGGGCGCGAAGCGCTCTCTCTTTGTCTTGTCTTGTCTTGTACTGTCTTGTCTTGTATTGGCTTCGGCTTTTCCAGAACCCCCGTTTTCGCCGTCGCAAAGGGTGCTTTCGCCGTCTGCAAAGGGTGTCTTATCGCTCTGTAAAGGGGCCTTTGCGTTGCCGCGACCGCCCCTTTTGCCCGATTCGATGGCCCGTTTTGAGCAGTCGATGTCATCCCTTAATGATTCGAATATCGCGTCCAGCGGCCAGCCCAGGTCCGCCTCCTCGCCATAGGTGCCGTAGAGGACCAAGGCCCAGAGGAGGGCGCCGCGCTGCCCATCGGGCACCTTGGCGACCGTGTCGGTGAACTTCGGGAACCACGTGAATTTCAATCCCATGGCTCCTCCTAGAACGGGCAGTCTTCGTCGTACACGTCGGCTGGGGCCTGCTGGCGCTGGCTCATGAGCTCGATCTCGTCCACGATGACCTCGAGCTTGCTGCGGCGCTGCCCGTCCTTCTCCCACGAGCTGTAACGGAGCTTGCCCTCGATGGCAACCTTCGTGCCCTTGGCGAGATAGCGGCTCACGGCCTCGGCGCGCGATCCGAACATGGTGCAGTCGATGAAGTTGGGGTAGTCCTCCCAATCGCCGGTCTGCGGGTTCTTTCGGCGGTCGTTCACGGCCACGCCGAAGGACAGGACCTGCGTGCCGTTGCGCAGCGCCCTCATCTCCGGGTCGCGCGTGAGGTTGCCGCTGATGTTGCATCGATTGATGCTCATTGCTGGTTTCCCTTCTGCTCCTTGAGCTGGCCTACGGTCTCGTTGAGGTGCTGTCCGAGCTGGATGATCTGCTCGTCGGTGAGGTCCTGCATGTCCTCCGTGCCGAAGCTCGCGGCCATGTACTTCTCCGTGCTCCCGGCCGTGCCGCCCAGCTCGATGNGCTTGGCCCGCCCGCCGTCCAGGGCGACCATCCGCACTGCGCACGCCGCCGCATAGGTCTTCCCGGTCCCGCAGGTGCCCCAGAGGTAGGAGCCGCGCCCCTTGGCGTAGCGCTGGAAGCAGGCGCACCCCTCCGGGCTGTCAGCCTCGGCGTAGGCGCCGAAGAGGCCCGCCTTGCGCAGGCGGCTCGCCCTGATCCTGTGCAGGGCCTCGACCTCCTCAGAGGTCTGAGTACGGGCTTGCATCGCCGCTCACCTCCTCCTTGCCGCGCCGCTTCTCCCACGTCGTGCAGGCGGCCTTCCACGACTTCATCGGCTCGCGCCCCACCTTCCAGCCCTTCGATTCGTAGAAGGCCACGAAGGACTCGGCGTCGAAGCGGTAGCCCTTCTCCGCGATGTACTCCCGGACCTCCTCGACGGAAGGGGGCGCGAAGCGCTCTCTCTTTGTCTTGTCTTGTCTTGTACTGTCTTGTCTTGTATTGGCTTCGGCTTTTCCAGAACCCCCGTTTTCGCCGTCGCAAAGGGTGCTTTCGCCGTCTGCAAAGGGTGTCTTATCGCTCTGTAAAGGGGCCTTTGCGTTGCCGCGACCGCCCCTTTTGCCCGATTCGATGGCCCGTTTTGAGCAGTCGATGTCATCCCTTAATGATTCGAATATCGCGTCCAGCGGCCAGCCCAGGTCCGCCTCCTCGCCATAGGTGCCGTAGAGGACCAAGGCCCAGAGGAGGGCGCCGCGCTGCCCATCGGGCACCTTGGCGACCGTGTCGGTGAACTTCGGGAACCACGTGAATTTCAATCCCATGGCTCCTCCTAGAACGGGCAGTCTTCGTCGTACACGTCGGCTGGGGCCTGCTGGCGCTGGCTCATGAGCTCGATCTCGTCCACGATGACCTCGAGCTTGCTGCGGCGCTGCCCGTCCTTCTCCCACGAGCTGTAACGGAGCTTGCCCTCGATGGCAACCTTCGTGCCCTTGGCGAGATAGCGGCTCACGGCCTCGGCGCGCGATCCGAACATGGTGCAGTCGATGAAGTTGGGGTAGTCCTCCCAATCGCCGGTCTGCGGGTTCTTTCGGCGGTCGTTCACGGCCACGCCGAAGGACAGGACCTGCGTGCCGTTGCGCAGCGCCCTCATCTCCGGGTCGCGCGTGAGGTTGCCGCTGATGTTGCATCGATTGATGCTCATTGCTGGTTTCCCTTCTGCTCCTTGAGCTGGCCTACGGTCTCGTTGAGGTGCTGTCCGAGCTGGATGATCTGCTCGTCGGTGAGGTCCTGCATGTCCTCCGTGCCGAAGCTCGCGGCCATGTACTTCTCCGTGCTCCCGGCCGTGCCGCCCAGCTCGATGAACTCGGCGCCGAGCTTGGCGCACTTGACGAGCATCTTCTGGCGGTCTGGGCCGCTGTGGGGCGCTGTGGCGGGCGCTTTCTGCTGTCCCGGTGCGGTAGCCCGCGCGGCCTTGGAGCGGGCCATGTTCGTGGCGACCTGCCCGTCATCGTCCTCGCCGCACAGCCCGAAGGCGCTGCGGAGGGCGTAGCGCCGCATGTACGTCTCGAAGCTGCCGCAGGCCTGCGCGTCCGCGCTCATGTACATGGGTCGCTCGTCGAGCACCTGGCGCTCGGTGGAGTCGAATACGATGGTGCGCAGGACGTAGGTGTTCGTGATCTCATTCCACGCCACATGCTGGGTAAGCCCGATGCCGTGTGCGATGAGCGGCTGGCGCACCGCTGCAAGCACCTGGTCCAGGCTCTCGTAGTTGTAGCGGTACTGGCCGCCGTTCCTGGTGGGCACCGTGGCGGTGTTGCTCTTGGTGGGGTTCGCCATCTCTCCCATGGCCTCGATGAGGCGGTCTCCGAACGGCTTCCTCTCGGCCATCTACTCCACCTCCCCGGTCAGCATCCCCGCCACGGCGGAGGGGAGGGAAGCGCCCAGGGCCTCGGCCACCTTCTGCGGGTCGATGCGCAGGACGGTGCCCTTGGCGTGCTCCGGGACCGTCTCGGTGTAGGCCTCGCAGCCATCGGGCACCTCGCCCGTCTCCGCGAAGTACGCCTCGATGCGCTTGTAGTCTGGCTCGGCGCGCATGAGGTCGTGGTCGCACGCCCACTCGGTCAGGGCGTCGAGGTCGGTGGTGCGCAGCCCCGTGGTGGTCTTCTCCTTGGCCACGGTCACGCCGTACGTGCCGACCTTCTTCCCGGCCACCTTGGCGTCCAGGCTCTTGATGCCGTCGCTCTCGTACATCGCCAGGAGCTCCTGGTCGCACTCGCTGCGCAGCCCGTCGCCCTTGGTGGAGACGTAGTCTCCCATGACCTTGAACAGGGCCTGCGCCACGTAAAGGCGCTCGCGGCCTTGCAACGGCTCCACGGTCTGAATCTCTTCCGTCATCTCTCTACCTCTCTTCAATCAGTACATGGATACGCGGGTTCTCTTTGTCGACGCGGTACTCGTCGACGATGGCCCGAACCCAGTGCCAGTTGTCGTTTTCGATTACGTGCTCCGCCACAAGCGCGTCCAAGATGAACTTCACGCCGAAGCGGATGTTGTCCTTGTCCCTTCGGCGGTTCTTCTCGTACCACGTGATGCGCACGTCTACCGGGGCTTTCATTGGTTTTAAGCCCGCCTCGCGGATGGCGCTCCTCACGGAGTCCTGCGCCTTGTGCTTCATCTTGCCGCCCGCTATGGCCCGCCCACGGCACGCCGCGGTGTAGTCGTTCAGGCCGGGGAGCCTGCCTGGAATGACGAACTCCTGCACGCTCATTTCAGCCTCGCAGTCGTATATCCGTCTGCGTCGCTGCGGGCGACCCTCATGCGAATGCCCGGGTCTTCCTCCATGGCGATGCGTGCGAGGTACGGCGCGAGGTGGTTTGGCAGTTCGATGCTGAAACGGATTCGCACGCCGTAGATGCAGCGGTTCGGGCTTGCCTTGCGGTCATGGGCGCGGCTGCACTCCTGACGCGCCATGTCCTTGTACGCCCTCCACTCGTCCGGGTGCATGGCCACCCATTGGCGGGCGTCCTTCATGCGCTGCTCGCCCTTGGGGTCTAGGCCGGGGAGCGCCATCTGGTTGCTGGGGTTCTTCATCTGCCTCATGCGGACACGACCCCGCATGACGCGGCCTGCTGCGCCTGCTGCACCGCCTGGTCCATCGTAGGGATGACAAACAGCCAGAGCACGGCGAGGAAGACCATGGAGGCCATGAGGAAGCCGACCATGACGCCCGCCTTGAACTGGGAGCGCTCGGGCTGCGCCGCCCGGCGCCCGCCCTCGAATGGTATGATGGTCGCAGCCTCTTTCGAGGCTGTTGCGTAGCGGGTGCCCGATGTTCGGTAGCAGGGGGCGCTCGCTTTCTTTTTGTCTTGCATATCCGTTCTCCTTTCGGTGTTTTCGCAGGTCAGGTTAACCGTGGCTTTTTCCGTGGCTATTTTTCTTTTTCTTGGCCCGGCTCTTCGCGCTGTAGTGGCGCTGTCTCTCGCGGTCGTTCCGCTTCTCCCTGGCCGCCTCCTCCCTCATCGCGACGACCTGTTCGGCGAGGTCTGCCATGTGGTGCTCCTTCGTGCACTCGATGCACCAGCCGCTGATGCGGTTGAGGGGCCTGAACGTCCACCGGCCGCAGTTGGGGCATTGACGGCGCTTGCGGAGCGAGAGCCCGCATTGCCTTGCCTGCCACTCGACCGAGTCCGTCGAGCGCCCCAGCGCCTCGGCCACCGCCCCGGCGCCTTCGCCCGCGTGCTCCTCGAGGTACCTGAGCTCGCGTGTCGACCATGGCCTCAAGCCGTCTCCCTTCTCCTCATGTATTCCGGTATCGCGGACGTCCTTATGAGCGTCTTCGACCTCCCGACCCGCATCTGCGGGATGGGGTCGGCGCGGCTCCTCACGTACTCGTACATGATGTCGCGCCCGATCCCCGCGAGCTTGGCGGCCTGCTCCACGCTCACGTAGAGCGGCAGGCCCAGGGGCACGGGCCAGCTGCCGGGAGGGATGCCCGGAGACGTCTTCTCCTCCGACATGGGCTCCTCCTTTCACATGAGACTTATCGGCGTGCAACCGGCCACCTCGGATTCGAGAGACCTCAGCGCGCCGTCGACCTCAGCCTCGTTAAACTGCGGGATGTCGAGCGATGCGTACCACCGGACGAAGTCCATCTCGCCATCCGTGGCGTTCCCGCGCACCACCCTCTTCGCCATGACCGACGCGGTCACCGCCTGGTCAACGTTGATGGGCATCTTTGGGCCTCCTTTCTAAATGCTAAGTTTCACTAACATTCGAGGTGAAAAAAATATCCGCAACTGAGACGTGCAGAAAGTCACAAACAGCCTTTGCCTGTTCGACGCTCATAGATTCCGGATTGTTTTCGTAGCTGGCATATGTTTGTCGAGAAACACCGAGATAAGCAGCTACGGCAAGCTGTTTCACACCTCGAGACTCGCGCACTTCTTTAAGTGATTGCATGCTGCCTCCTTTCACAAAAGCATGTTAGCGATATTTACATTGTACTGTCAAGTTTATTTTCCTAAAATGTTAGAAAAGATAAGCAAAGGGGCGGCAATGGAAATTGGTAAAAACATCAAACGCCTTCGTAAAATGCACGGGCTCACCCAGGAGGAGCTTGCAAAGCAGCTCGATGTTTCTAGAGCGGCCGTCACCCAATGGGAAACGGGGTGGTCATCACCGCGTATGGGGATGATTGAGAAACTGTCCGCGTTCTTTAACGTTAGCAAATCAGAGCTGATTGATGATCCCAATCCTTTGTTCCCCGACGGCGCCATGCCCGTGGTCCCGTCCTCCGCGACCGTCCCGCTGCTCACCCTCGGCCGCGTCCACGCCGGGGCCATGACGGACGAGGAGGAGGTCGCGCACCGCGTCGAGGTCCCCGCCTCGGTGTGCGAGAACCACCCGCGCGCCTTCGCGCTGGAGGTCGAGGGGGACTGCATGGACCGCGTCATACCGGAGGGCAGCCACGTGCTGGTCGACCCGGACCGCGAGCCGGGCAACGGCTCAATCGCGGTGGTCGAGACCGAGTCGTACAGCGCGGTCATGCGCCGCTGGTACCGGGGGAGCAGCACGCTGATGCTCACGGCCGACAGCCACGCCGAGCAGGAGGACATGGTCTTCGGGCCGGAGGACGGCCCCGTGCGCGTGGTCGGCACGGTCGTCTGGTGGCAGGCGCCGAGGGAGATGGAGTAGGGATATGGACGGAATTGTCGGGCTTGATGACGTGTTTCGCGAGACAAGGGGCCTTCTGGAGATGGAGAAGGATATCGTGTCAGGCGGTTACAGCCATCGATGGCCCGCTCCTGGAAGTAAGCTATGCTTGGATCTCTATGCGAAAGAGGATAAGTCGCTGAAGTTCTACCTCGATATCCTCGAGGGCAAGAGGGCGTCTTCGATCGTCATCGGTCTGACTCCGCCGCGCAAGACGACGATGCAGAACCGATTGGCGGAGACGCCCATTTTGAGAATCGACCGCACCGATGAGCCTGATACGATGGTTCATAGAAATCCGGACGGCCGTCGGATCATCGGCTCGCACATGCACCTCGACCTTGACGGCTCTGGTGCCAGGTGGGCCGTTCCCCTGTCCGGGCAAACGGTTATAGTCGGCGCAGAGCGGATGGACGTCCCGCAGCTGTTCTGGGGGTTCCTCGACGTCTGCCATATCAATGAGAGACTGGAAGTAGAGCAATCGCTGGGGGTGTGACATGAGGGTAGAAGATGCCGGCGCGATTATCGATAGCTACGCGGACTTCATCAGGGCGAACATGATTCCGACCCAGCAGGGGGAAGGGGTGTGCATTGCCACCCCCATGCTCAACAGAAACAATGACTGCATGAACGTCTACGTCGGCGAATCCGACTCCGGCGGCCTCGTGTTCACGGATCTGGGCGAGACTATCGGGGACCTCGAGCTGTCTGGCTTCTCTTTGACCGGCCAGCGAACGGAAAAGCTTGAAAGCATCCTTGCGGGGTTCGGCATCGATCGGTCCAATGGTGAGCTCTTCGTGTGCGCGTCCCAAAATGAAGCTGCGGTCCGACTCAACATGCTGCTCCAGGCGATGGCGTCAGTTGATGATATGTACCTGTTGTCGCGCGGGGGCGTGCGGAATCTGTTCGCCGAGGATATCGGCTCATGGATGATGGATAACGACATCTCGTGCGTGCCCGGCCCGTCCTTCAATGGCAGATCGGGCATGCCGTATAAATTCGACTACGCCATCGGGCAGAACAAGCGCCATCCGATGAGACTTATCAAGGCGGTGAACAACCCCTGCCGCAGCGGCATCCAAAACGCACTGTTTGGGTGGGAGGATGTCAAGGCATCTCGGACCGACTGCGAGGGCTATGTTTTCCTCAACTCCCACAACACGAGGGATGGCATGGTGCCCCGGGAGTCCGTGGAGGCGTGTCAGAACTACGGTCTCAAGCCCGTTATCTGGGGGCAGAACGAAGCGGATTTCATCGCTGACCTCGCGGCATGAAAAAGCCCCGGATTTCGGCTCCGAGGCAGGGGCGCGTTTCTTTCAAATAAAAGGAAACGGCCCGCCATGGGCGGACCGCTCCAGACCTCTCAAGCTATCCCGAAGGAAGAACCCAGGGGTTCGTATCGAAAGAGAGGAACCTTTTGTCAAGGACATTAGCCCCAGATATCGGGCTCCGAGGCAGGCCACGTCCTGAGCTTTAAGCAAAGGGCTGATATCAATATACCAAATCCGGGGCCGGAGCCTATCGAACAGATTATGGAGATTGACAAACGGCAACAAAGGCTCTCGGGACTTACCGTGAATGGTGGTGGTACAGGTAAATTTGCTAGGCCCTCCAATATCGGGGCATGGTGCAGCCTCCCAAATCTTCGCAGGGTCGGGCAAAAACGGTGAACTCCTTCGAAATCGGGCGGAGACGGACATTCAGGCAATCGAGCAACTCGTTCGGCTCGATGGCCGTAATCTCCAAACGGTCGCCCCGATCTAGGGAGGACACGACGTCACCGACTTCGAGCTTTTCACCGGTTCTCGCATCTATCAGCATTCCGATACCTCCTAGGAAGGAATTTGATGAACGCATACATCCTATTGGACGAGCCAGATTTAAGAAATCACGCCATGAGCTTCGCGATGGACTGGCTTGAGGAGAAGGGCGGCGGAACCTATTTCTCCGAGACCAAGGACAACAAAACTCTAGGCAAGTGAAAATAGGCCCCGCGCATACGGGCGGCAACCTTGCGCGAGGCCATGAGTCAAACCAACCGAATACACGGAAGGCAAGGTGATTGTACATCATGGCGGTCCGGAAGCTGAAGAGCGGCAAGTGGGCGGCCGACGTCACGGTCGGCGTCAAGTGGGACGGCTCGCGCGACAGGCGCGTGGAGACGTACCCGACCAAGGGGCAGGCCCGCAAGGCGGAGACCCGCCTGCTCATGGAGAAGGAGCGCCTGCGCGGGCGCGTCACGGCGCGCATCACGCTGGCGGAGTTCGTCGACGAGGTGTACTGGCCGCAGAAGGCGGGGCTGCGCGCGAACACGAGGCAGGGCTACGAGCGCGACCTCAGGAGGCGCATCCTGCCCGCGCTGGGCAACATGGAGCTCGAGCAGATAAACAAGCTGAACATACAGCGCATGATATCGGGGTGCCCCACGCGAAAGACGGCGACCAACGCCCGCGAGACGCTGTCCTCGGTGCTGGGGTGCGCCGTCGAGATGGGCATGATTCCCGTGAACCCCGCGTCGTTCCGCTACACCTATCCCGGCGACGGCGCGGCCGACCCCGAGCGCGGCGGCGTGTGGCTCACCACCTTCGCCGAGCATATGCGCCTGCTGGGCCTCCTGCGCGAGACGCAGCCGGGCTCGTGCGTCGAGCGCATCTGCGTGATCGGGCTGTGCGAGGGGCTGCGCAAGGGCGAGGTGCTCGCCCTGCGCTGGGAGGACGTCGACCTCGCGCGGCGCGAGCTCACGGTGCGCGGGACCTACACCCAGGGCATCGGCGGCGCCCACGAGACCGACCCGAAGAACCGCAACGCCCGGCGCACCATCCCGCTGCGCGCCTACGCGGCGGAGCGCATGGCGGCGTGGGGGCCAGGCGAGGGGCCGATCGTCTCCGGGACGGGCGGCGGGCTGCTGAGCCCCGTCACGGCGGGGGAGCGCATGCGCCGCTTCACGGCGGGGAGCTACCCCGACGGGGAGCCGCTGCCGCGCGTGACCATGGCGAGCCTGCGCCACAGCTTCGCGACGGCCTGCGTCAACGAGGGCATGGAGGTCTCGAAGCTGTCGCGCATCATGGGGCACGCGGACGTCAAGACCACGATGCGTTACTACGTGCGCCAGAAGCTCGGCGACCTCAAGGCGGCGGTCGATGCCATGGACGGTGCGCGCGATAAAACCGACAAGTCTTTATAATTATGTTGCATTTTATTGGCAAGTGTTTATAATTTATAGGCGAAGGGAGGAACGATGCCCACGGAACAGGAAGTCAGGCACGTGCTCAAGCGCCTGAAAAAGGAGGGATGGGAGCTCGAGAGCGGAAAGGGGAGCCACGTGGTCGCCAGGAAAGACGGCAAGATGGTGACGGTACCCACTGCAAAGCGCGAGATACCCATCGGGACGTACAGGAACATAGCCAAGGGCGCGGGCTGGAAGTAGGCCCGCCCCGAAAGGGGCATCGAACAGATATGGGAAAGTACATCTACCAGGTGCTGCTGACGCCCGAGGAAGATGGCGGGTACAGCGTCGAGGTCCCGGACCTGCCCGGGTGCTTCACCTACGGGGACACCTACGAGGAGGCCGCGCTCATGGCGGCTGACGCGGCGCGGACCTATGTCGCGTCGCTCCTGAAGCACGGCGACGAGGTTCCCGCACCGACCGTGCGCGACGCGGGCGGCCAGACCCTCATGGTGTTCTTCGAGGCGGAGGAGAGCTACATCGTGGACGGCGAAACGGTCTCGGCCGCCAAGGCGTCCCGCATGCTCGGGGTGAGCGCCGGGCGCGTGACGCACATGCTCGACTCGGGCATCCTGGACGGGTTCCGCAGGGGCCGCAGGACGTACGTCTCCGTGAAGTCCATCGAGAAAAGGCTGGCATCCAACCCCGGCGCAGGGAGGCCCAAGACGGACGTCGCATAGCACGCAATCGGCCGTGTTTGGCAATCGATGGCAATCGTTTTAGACGTAACCGCAGGTAGACGGCTTGTCATGCTGGGGTTCGAATCCCCAGCTCTCCGCCAGTTTGACTTGGAAAGGACGTCCACCCGGGCGTCCTTTTTCCGTTTTGAAGGAGCCCGGGGATTCGAACCCGAGAGAGTGCGGAGCTGAGGCAACGCGCTCGCTTGCTAGGGCGCGATGACGATATCGTCGCGATGTGCTCGGATAGCGTCCCAGGAGAACAGCTCGACCAGTTCTGCTGCGCTGCGCGGTTTGACATCTGGGGCGATGCCAGCGAGATGCGCGATGTATCCCAAAAGTGCTTCGGGCGAGCCAAATCGTTCGCGAAGCTCGTCCATACCGCAGTCGTGATCGCGCTTGGAAAGGCGACGTCCATCGGCGGCAACGAGCAGCGGCACGTGGGCATAATGCGGGTGAGGATATCCCAGCAGATTCTGCAAATACATCTGGCGCGGCGTGGATGAGAGTAGGTCGTTTCCGCGCACAACTTCTGTGATGCCCATGGCGGCGTCGTCAACTACGACCGCAAGCTGATAGGCGAAGATTCCATCGCTGCGCCGAATCAAAAAGTCACCGCATTCTGAGGAGAGCGACTCGCGCTGTTCGCCGTAAACACCGTCTACAAATTCAATAGTATCGAAAGGGCTGTTGGCTTCCGGCACACGCAGGCGCGTTGCCGGCGGCCGTACGGCTGTGCGCTGCGCCACCTCTGTAGGCGAGAGGTGGCGGCACGTGCCCGCGTAGATGGGGGTACCATCGCTCGCATGTGGAGCGCTTGCCGCGTGTAGCTCGGCCCTCGTGCAAAAGCAGGGATACGTGAGGCCGGACGCGACGAGCTTCTTGAGGGCGACTTCGTAAAGGTTCGTACGGTCTCGTTGATAGAAGGGGCCTTCGTCCCAGTTCAGGCCAAGCCAGCGAAGGTCTTCGATAAAAAGATCGGACCACAGGGGATTGCGGCAGCGCGTATCGAGGTCCTCGATGCGCAGGACCATGCGCCCGCCCTGGCTTCGCACGGAAAGCCATGCCATAAGGGCAGAGAAGATATTGCCCAGATGCATACGTCCGGAAGGCGACGGCGCAAAGCGTCCCACGACGCAGGCGTCGCGTGGGCCGTTTGCGCTGTCGATATGTTCTTCGTTGAATTCCATGTCGCTCAGTATAGAGGTTGGAGTGCGTCTGCGCTTGCTCGACGTCATTTGATGTCTCGATGCTGAGTTTGGATTTCGTTGCAATCTGGACGAAAACGCGGCAGCGCGTGCGGGTATACTGTGCTCTCAATGTTACATGGAGGTGCGTGCGCGATGATAAACTGGCTGATACGTCGTTTGGTGGCGCAGCCGGAAGGTGGGCCTTTGGACGCTTCGGTGCGTACCCGTGCCGGACTGGCCGCAGGCATCATCTGCATTTGCTGCAATATCGCGTTGTGCGTGAGCAAGGGCATCGTTGGACTGCTTACGGGTTCCGTGTCGCTTGTTGCCGACGCCGTCAACAACGTATCCGACGCTTCGAGCAATATTGTGAGCTTGCTGGGCTTTCGCCTGGCGGCACGTCCTGCCGACGCGGGCCATCCGTATGGGCATGGACGCTTTGAGTACCTAGCGGGCCTCAGCGTGGCTGTGATCGTGTGCTCCGTGGGTCTTAACTTGATTACCGAATCGGTGAATAAGCTGCTCCATCCGTCGTTTACCGAATACGGCACGGCTTCGATGGCGGTGCTCATTCTTTCTATGGTGGTCAAAACGTGGATGGCCCTATTCAATAGGCGCTTGGGGTATCGCATCGATTCGGGGACGCTTCTCGCTACTGCCGTCGACTCCCGAAATGACGTGATCGCCTCTGGTGCGGTCTTGGCGGCTGTGCTCATCTCCCGTGCCACGGGTGTCGACCTTGATGGCTGGGCAGGCTTGGGCGTGGGCCTTTTTGTGTGTGCCGGTGGCGTCGACTTGGTGCGCGACGCGGCGAGCCCTCTTCTGGGCCAGGCTCCAGACGAGGGGCTTGTTGAGCGCATCCACACCAAGATCATGTCGTATCCCGGGGTCCTGGGCACGCATGACCTTATGGTGCACGATTACGGCCCGGGCCGTCAGTTCGCAAGCGCGCATGTCGAGATGCCGGGCGAGCGCGACGCCTTTGCCAACCATGAGGTACTCGACACCATCGAGCACGACATCCAGCGAGAGTTGGGGGTCGAGATAACGTTGCACTGCGATCCTGTTGTGACTGATGCTCCCGATGGCTTTGACTTGCGCTCGTGGCTTAACGAGCGCGTGAGGGATATCGACCCGCGGCTTTCGGTCCACGATGTGCGCCAGAAGCGAGGTTTTGTGGCGTTCGACCTGGTACGTCCTGTCGATTTTGATATGGATGACGATGAGCTTCTTTCTCGGGTGAGTGCGCTTGTGGGCGAAAAATGCCCCGGTGTCCCCTGCGTGGTGACGTTTGACGCTGGTTACGTTTCGCCGGTGAGCGATGGGAGCGTCTTGACGGATGATGCGAAGGGCTGATATGCCTGCCTTGTTGGGGAGCACCAACATCGAATGTGGACGCGCGCGCGTGCGAAACGTCCCTGCACGACTACAATAGGGCCACGGATACCGCCGACGTAAGGATGTACCATGCGTACCCGTTTTCGCGCAATTACCGCCTTGGCCTTGGTGCTGGTGGCGTCTTTGATTCCTGCTGCAGCTTATGCGAGCGCCTACCAGACATCGCAGGTGGATATGCGGGCGCACGTGGCGCCCGATGGCTCCCTGCAGGTGAGCGAAGAACGAACCTTCGAGTTCACCGACGATGTTAACGGTGTGTACTGGGAGATCCCGCTCGGACAAAATCAGCAGGGCGAGAACGTGACCCTGAGCATCAACGGCGTTTCTGTCGATGGAGATGAATTCCAAGAGGCGGATTATGCCTCCTCGGGGGATTACGGCGTCTATACCGTAGATACCAGCGGCTCGTCTGTGACTTTAAAGATCTTTATGCCTTCGTCCGATGGCTCGAGTGCAGATGTCGAGATCTCCTACACGATGAGCGGCGCGGTCATGCTTTGGCAGGATACCGCCGAGCTCTACTGGAAGTTCGTGGGAGACGGATGGGGGGAAGACTCGAACGACGTGACGCTTAACGTTTCGTTTGACGCCTCGCTGGTGCAGCAAAACCCCGCTACTGTAGGCGATACGCTGCGTGCCTGGGGCCATGGTCCGCTAACGGCGACGGTCACGCCCGACGACGAGGACGGCGAGGTTGATTACGATGTCCCCTGCGTGAGGAGCGGCGAATTCGCCGAGGCGCGCATCGCGTTCCCCGCGTCTTGGGTGCCCAGCATGCCGCTGAGCTCTCGATCGGACGAAGAGCGCCTTCCTGACATTTTGGATGATGAAGAAAAATGGGCCGAGGAGGCAAATGCTCGTCGCGAACGCGCACGGCTTCTTTCCTATGGCTTGGCGGTGTTGACGGTCGCTGTTTCCGTGGCGCTGCTGGCGGTGACGGTGATACAGAAACTGCGCCTCAAGCGTCCTGTCCCCACGTTTAACGAGACGTACTTCCGTGATGTTCCAAGCGACGACCACCCTGCCGTGCTCGCGACGTTTATGAACAAAGGCACGGTGCCCGACCGGGCTTTTGTTGCTACGCTTATGAAGCTTACGGACGATCGTTTGATCAAGCTGCAAAGTGTTGCCACACCTGGTCAAAAAGCTGCAAGCGACTACTGCATCTCGATGGATAACGGTGGCTTTACGAGGGCAAAGAACGGAATCGATCGCGCTGTGCTCGAACTGTATTTCTTGGGCGTCGAGCGCCAGGGAACTACTCTTTCGCGCACATTCCAGTCGTTCAAGCAATATGCCAGAAAGCATACGAGTACGTATTCCAGGCGGCTTGATAACTACACGCACAGCGTCACGGGCGCTATGGAATCCAGGAATCTCGTTGCTTCCGACGGCACGGCGGCTGTGGTGCTCACGATTATTGGTGGCACGTTTGTCATCGGAGGAGGGCTTCTCCAGATGTTCTTCTTGGATGCTCCCGTGCCTAACATCATTGCGTTTGGCGTCTCCGTTGTCTGCTCGGTGATTACCATTCTGTTGGGCTTGACCTTCCGTCGCCTAACGCAAGAGGGCACCGACTTGGAGAACAAATGCCGCGCGCTTAAGAGGTGGCTCGAGGACTTCACCCGCCTGGGCGAGGCCGTGCCGGGTGACCTTATCTTGTGGAACAAGCTCATGGTGATGGGCGTGGCCCTGGGTGTTTCCAAAAGGACGCTGCGCGAGCTTGCCGACGCCGTGCCGCCTGCGGTTCGTAACGCCGAGGGCTTCTACGATTACTACCCCGTGTACTGGTGGTGCTATAGCGATCCTGCACTCGACGCTCCCACCGATTCGATTGGCAGGGTCTACCACAATTCCGTGTCCGCGGTGGCAGCTTCGGAGTCCAGCTCCGGCGGTGGCGGCGGTGGTGGCTTTTCCGGCGGCGG